AGCGAACGGAGGACGCCTCAAGGGTTGAAGTAGATTCAAACCGTGGGTTTGATAGGCACAGTCACGTACCAGGCATCAGCAATGCTGGTTGCGAAGGGTTCGTGATCTTTGAGCTTATCGAGGATCTCCGAAGTGTTCTCCTGGGAAGGAGACTCGAAGATCAGATATCTACTGGACTGGTAGACAAGACGGGTGACAAGGTGTGCCACCAGTAGTTCGATGGGGTCTGTGGAGAACAGAACTTCTGAAGGAGATGGGTTGTGCATACTGTGTACTCAGGAGTTGGAGTACCGTCCGAGTATCGGAACGGATCACAGGATGCACGGAGTGCATTTGAGAGAAAGACACGTTACTGCTTAGAACTAGTAAATTGAGAACACTGAACTACTTGAGTTCTCTACACTGTAAACATTCAGACCTTCACTCAGTAGACTCTGATTGCCGTGGGCAGTGTAAGGAGCAGCACTGTAATGATTGGTACGAGTCAATCAATTGATTCGCTGAGATGCCCTTACACCTACGAAGTAGGTGATTGACACAAGTACACAGACTGTGCATTCCCATGAACATGGGAGAGCTGATTTGGGATAGTGAGACATGATTGTGTAATGTGGAATGAGATTCCACCTCTTAATAATTGTCTGTCTATGCACCAGGTGTGTTGTGTTGTGTGCCCTGGCCTGAACTCTGTATGTACTCCCCACTCCCACTGGCCCAGCCAAGAGGTGTGTAAGGGATTTCGGAAGTACCACTCAAGGTACTCATACGAAAGTATGGTGGCAGGAAAAAATAACCACACCTCCGAAGAGATGTGGTTAGTGATTAAGCCGTTGCCATGCTCTGAGCAGCAGCGTTCTCGATCACGAGAGGTGCAGCACCCTGAGCAACCTGGGTAGCTTGAGCAGCACGCTTGGCAGCCATACGAGCCTTGATGTCAGCGATCTTGTCCTCACGATCCAGACGAGCTTCATCCACGAACGTGCCAGTGGATTCAACTGCCCAGTCACCTAAGTTATCAGCAGCCTTCGCCACCTTTTCCAGAGCCGTAGCACTGGTGATGACGAAACCAAAGATCGACTTGAGAGCCAGCGAGAACGATGCGGTTTGAGTAGCCATGAAATACTCCTATGTACATAGATTAAAGAAAGGATGCAGGCAGGCCTACCTGACATCCTCATACTGCCGCAGGCAGCTTACCGACGAGTGAAGAGGGTATCGTCCTCACACTCAACCAGATGTGCGTACTCGATGGTCAAGTTACCAAAGCCGTATGCACAAAGGACTGAGAACACCAGGCCAATCAGAGCAAGTGGTTGCTCCATGCTGATCAGTGCACATGACCCTGCACCCACGATGGATACGATGAACAAGACAGTGGCAATGATGAAGCCAGTCAGGTTACGAGAATACATATCAACTCCATGTAGTTATGTAGACGCACACTGCATCTACTCCACTGATCTGCGAAGCAGCATGAGATGTACGCACAGATGGGGTAGGGTGCTCAAGAATCTAAATAAATGAGACACCGGGGGGGTGGTTTCGGTTTTCGTCTGAGTGCTGCAGAACCCTACCTCCATACCCATTTTATAAATTTCCCAAAAACCTGCGATCTTTTCGGTCCCTACAAGGTAGACCTAGCAGTAGTATTTGCCCATACAATATGGCGCTCTTACTCAATACTGTTATGTCTGCACTTACCGTAGATCAATTCAAACTTGCTTTGCCGGATAAGGTGAAGAAGTCAGTCAACCAGGAACTGATTGATCAGATCAATCAAACGCTGTCTGATCCTGATATGTTTGAGGCGTATCGGGACAACCTGTTGTCCTATACACGGGTGATGACTGATGGGCGTTTCAAAGTCACTGACTATGTGAACGCAGTGAAGTACGTCAGTCACAAGCTGATGGGTGCCACAAACATTGAGGCATACATCAAGACTTTCCCTGACAAGTACCAGAGGTTTACCCAAACTGGTGTGCAGGCAAAGGACATTGCCTCTTACGTCACTGCGTACAACAAATCCAAGCTGGTCAACCTGATCTTTGAACAGACGCTGATTCCCAGCTATGTTCTGAACCAAGACCTGTATCAGAAGGCTTTGAATGTCCAGGCTGAATTGATGGTGAGTGCAAACAGTGAAAAGGTTCGCAGTGATGCGGCTAATAGTTTGCTGACGCATCTGAAGATGCCAGAAACACAAAAGGTCGAACTTGATGTGAATGTCAAGGAAGACAGCTCCATCGCTGCACTGCGGGCAACTACGCTTGAACTGGCCCGTCAGCAAAGGTTGATGGTAGAGGTCGGTGCGATGAATGCCCAGCAGGTTGCACACAGCAAACTCTCTGCTGTGATTGATGTTGAATCGAAGGAAATCAAATGAGTGCTTCTCAATACACCCGTACTGCTTCTGTCGTGGAAGCGTTTCAACTGACTGAGGAAACCCGTGTTTCCAACGTCAACTGGCCTTCTTGGCTTCACGAGGCTTGGAACAAGCCTGCTTATCAAGCCGGTGCTTTGTATTCGGCCAAACAACACCGAGTTGATCCCACGAGTGCCCTGAAGGTGCGAACCGTGCAAGGCGAAGAGCTTGTGGAGATTGGTGATTGGCTGGTCAATGACTCGGACTTTGGCCTGTATGGCGTCAAGGAAAGCGTGTTTGTGCGTGTCTTTGAGCTGGTGCCTGAAGCTGTGCCAGTGGAAGACGTGCTGATTACCCCGGTGACAGAAGGTGAATTGGTTGAGGCCGTTGAAGCTGCTCAAGAGGTTGAGCAAGCCCCTGAACAGGCAGTGGAGCAGGTGGTCGAACCTGTGGCAGAAGAAGCCGTAGCAGAGGTTGTGGAAACCCCTGTTGAGCCTGAAGCTGCCCCGGCAGAAGAACCTGTGGTTGAAGAAACCAAGGCAGAAGAAGTCCCTGCTGAACAAGCTGCTGAGTAAGTAGGGGTCGTGATGCTCAAGCAATACATCGGTTCCAAACAGGTTCAAGCAGAGCCTGCCGACAAGCAAGGCACCCCAGGCTACATGGTGGTCTACGAAGACGGCTATGTGTCCTGGTCCCCCAAGGAGGCCTTTGACAAGGCTTACCGTGAGGTGACAGGTCTTTCCTTTGGCTTGGCCTTGGAGGCTCTGAAGAAGGGCCTGAAGGTGGCTAGGTTGCACTGGGCACACGACAAATGGATTGAGTTTCATTTTCCTCAAGTCGGTGTTGACAAGGGCTACTTGCGAAAGAGCTATGCAGTCAATAGTCGGCTGTATCCTGAAGGTGCTCGGGTGCCGTGGACACCTTCTCAAGAAGCCATCTTGGCTGATGACTGGGTGATCTTGGAATGAGTGCTCAAGTGGATGGGGATTGCACGGTGTACCGGTGCGTAGTTTGTGGGCCAATTCTCCAATTGGATGAAGGGGGCACAACTCTCACATTGCACAACGACATTCACTCACCATGACATTTGATGAAGACGACAACCCTCAGTAAGAAAACCATGAACAACATTCCATCCCCGTTGCCAAAGTCCTCTGATGATTGGCTTGAAGTTGAAATCAAAGCCCAGGGTGCTGACAAGGCCCCTCGTGTTACCCAGGACGACCTGAAAGCCAACATCGTCAGTGAGCATTACTTCACGGCTGGGGATGGTATTTTTGGGGCGGAGATTCTCCAAAGCGGCCAACCCGTCACCAACAATAAAAGTCTGAATCTGCTCACCTTCTGTGTGCTGGTGCTGCGCAACGGATTCACCGTGACCGGCGAATCTGCCTGTGCCAGCCCCGAGAACTTCAATGCTGAAATTGGTCGCAAGATCGCACGCGAAAACGCAGTCAATAAGGTGTGGCCTTTGATGGGTTACGCCTTGCGAGAAAAACTCTCTCAGGTTGAGTGATGGCACAAGGCTTGCACGCTGATGGGATGCCGTGGAAAGTTGAGGACTACCTCAACTCCACAAGCTACAGTATTCCGGCTGACTACGTTCCAAGTGAGTTTGCACTTGAGTTCGTGACTTTCATCAAGCTGGTCAATGGTGACCAAGGGGAAGAGAACAAGACCCCCCTGGTTCACTATTACATGCTGGATACCCTGACCCAGGGTGGCAAGCGAGTCATCAACCTGTGTCATCGGGGTATTGCCAAGACCACAGTGATGGGTGAATACCTGTTCCTGTACCTGGCAACCTACGGCGATTTGCCTGGTTTTGGGCAAATTGACCTGGCCTTGTATGTATCTGACTCCATTGAAAACGGAGTCAAGAACATGCGAAAGAACTTGGAGTTCCGTTGGGATAACTCTGAATTCCTCAAGCAGTATGTCCCCCGGATTCACTTCACAGACATCCGTTGGGAGTTTAAAAACGTCGACGGCAAGCTGCTTATCGTTAAGGGTTACGGAGCCAAAACGGGCGTCCGTGGTGCCAAGGAAATGGGTAAACGGCCCCAGTTGGCCGTACTCGACGACCTGATCAGTGACGAAGATGCTCGCTCTGATACGGTGATCAAAGCCGTGGAAGATACGGTTTACAAGGCTGTGACCTACGCCTTGCACCCGAAAAAGAACATCATCATCTGGTCAGGTACACCATTCAATGCCCGTGATCCCCTGTACAAAGCGGTTGAATCAGGAGCTTGGCTGGTCAACGTGTTCCCTGTTTGTGAACAGTTTCCTTGCTCAAAAGAGGATTTCCGGGGTTCCTGGCCAGACCGCTTCACATACGAGTATGTGAAAGAGCAGTACGAAAATGCTCTCAAGCTGGGTAAGGTCGACACCTTTAACCAAGAACTGATGCTGCGAATCATGTCTGAAGAGGATCGAATGATCCTGGATTCGGATATTGGGTGGTATCGACTGGATGCCGTGATGAAGAACAAGTCACGGTTCAACTTCTACATCACCACTGACTTTGCCACCAGTGTGAAACAAAGTGCCGACTATTCGGTGATCAGTGTCTGGGCCTACAACAACAACGGTGATTGGTTTTGGGTGGATGGCCTGTGCAAACGCCAGCTCATGGACAAAAACGTTGATGCGTTGTTCAAGTACGCACAGACGTTCAGGCCCCAGCAAGTCGGTATTGAAGTGACAGGCCAGCAGGGGGGATTCATTCCATGGATTCAAGAGCAGATGATGGAAAGGAACATCTACTTTCCACTGGCTTCTGAAGGCAATAGCAACATGCCCGGTAT